AAGGTGATTGGTTGTGGGGCAACACCACTGTGACTGTGTCACAAGAGTCCACTGTGGACTTCAACACAGTGTATGGATATCCCACCAAGTTTGAACCTTGCAATCCAATATTTGATGTGCAGAAAAAATTGCCTTTGTTCACCAAAAGTAAAAAATCCAAATCACTGTACTGTGCTGGATATTACATTATCAAATTTGAAAAAGGATGGGTCAAAAGTTTTTGCCCAAAACTGTTGACCATAGATAGATATCCCAACAGAGGACCATTCAAAACACTGCTGGAAATGAAACAGGAACTCAGCAGTGCCAACAAACAACAAGGAACAAATCAATGACCACACCCATCAACACAGCACCCTTGCAGCAATTGATCCAGCAGATCAAAGTGGCTGATCAAAGCAATCAAAAAGAAGTGAAAATAGACATTACCACTGCCAAAAATGTGGCCTATGCTTTGGGCATTGTGATGAGTAGATTGGCTGGTGATTATGAGAATCTATTGGTCAAAAAGGATCAAGCAGATCCCATACAAATACAGATGGATGGAGGAAAACTGTGAGCATCAGTGACAAAGAAATAGAGCAAATAGCCAACACCACACTGCCCAACAACCATTTTAATCCCTACATGACTGCTCCTGAATACTTCCAAGAAGAAGGCGAAAACATGTGGATTAGATTCAAATTGAAGGCGTTTTTTCCCTTACTATGCATCAGTGGCGCATCCACACTAAGCCTACTGTGTGTGCTGTTTTACACCCTGTTTAAATAGCAATCTCACACCACTAGCAGTAGTCTTACCAAAATATATTTTATCAAAAGACATAAATATGTGTGCTTAATTCAGTTCATAAGGAGATGCATGAGCAGACCCAAGCCTACAGTTCTTTTGGAGAACATTAATAAAAAAGACTACAAATCCGAACAGGTTTTGGATGCAGAAGCCATATGGGCCGTGTTTTACAAGAACAAACCATTCAATCTCAAATCATCCAACATGACCACCAATTATCCTGGCCCCAAGTATAAGAAAGTATCCTTTTCAAATCCAGGACATGCGTTCAATCTTGCCAAGAAACTCAACACTCTTTTCAATGTGCAAGATTTTACTGTGGTCAAACTTACCCAAGGTGAAACAGTCACAGAAAAATAATGGACTGGAAAAATACCTACACTAAAATATTCCTCCAGCAGGCTAATATAAGCATCACTGAAACTACCATAAAAGAATACCTACCCGTTTGGTGGAAAAACAGTAGAGTAAAAACTGAAGGAGGTTTGAGGCTCACTGAAGAAGGTCTTAAATTTGTGCAAGAAAGACTGCAATTACAGACTTATGATGTGCCTTTTCCTTTAGAATTCACCATAACCACACAAGTGTTGATATTTTTGGACAAATTCATAGATTGCCCATACTATCTAGCAGCGGATGGCATTGTGGTGACCAATGAGAAAAAGGCCATGGAACTTCACTTGTTTTCAGGCGACATACGCAAGTATGGATTAATTAAGGCCATGAGTAGACCATTAGAATCTTAAATTATCCACAATTTTCAAGTGTTTTTAAACTGTTGAATCTGAACACTTTTTTCTTTCAAAAAAGTTTGACTTATTATTCTTCAGATGCTATTATGTAATAACAATAAGGCACTGAAACAAACTAAAAAAGGAGTACATTATGGCAAAGTCAGACAAAGACAGTCTAGCAGTAAGACAGATTAGTCCCAACAACGCAAAGAGAAGCATCACACACGCAATCAACAAACAACGTCCTATATTTTTATGGGGAGCACCTGGTATTGGTAAATCCGATATAGTGCATCAGATTGCAGACAGCATAGATGCCAAAGTGATCGATATCAGATTAAGTTTATGGGAACCCACAGATATCAAAGGAATTCCCTACTACAATGCCAAAGAAAACAATATGATTTGGGCCGCTCCCAGTGAACTGCCTACAGAATCAATGGCTAATAATCATAAAAAAATTATACTATTTTTGGATGAAATGAATTCAGCCGCACCATCAGTGCAGGCGGCAGCATATCAATTGATTCTCAACAGAAGAGTGGGCACATACAAACTGCCTGACAATGTGGTGATTATTGCCGCTGGTAACAGAGAAGCAGACAGAGGCATCACATATAGAATGCCTGCGCCATTGGCCAATAGATTCATACACATTGAAATGAAAGTGGATTTTGAAGATTGGTTTCAATGGGCTGTGCAACACAACATACACAAAGATGTGGTGGGTTTCCTCACATTCAGCAAAAAAGATTTATACGATTTTGAGCCCAAGAGTTCAGGCAGATCATTTGCAACTCCTAGATCTTGGACATTCGTCAGCGAATTACTTGGTGACGAAATAGACGAGAGTACCACAGCCGACCTAGTAAGCGGTGCTGTGGGTGAAGGACTCGCAGTAAAATTCATGGCTCATAGGAAAGTAGCTAAGGACCTACCAAATCCGTCTGACATCCTGTCAGGGAAGGTAGAAAAAATGAAGACCAAAGAAATCAGTGCCATGTATTCCTTGACGGTCTCCCTTTGCTACGAACTGAAAGACGCATGTGATAAGAAAGATAAGAAGTTTAATGACAAGGTCAATAAGTTTCTTAGATTTTCTATGGATAACTTCGACACTGAAATAGTGGTGATGGGCATTAAACTTGCACTCACACAGTATCAGTTGCCAATTGATCCAGACAGTATCAAATGCTTCGATGAGTTCCATGAGAAGTACGGCAAGTATGTGATTGCCGCACAAAAGGTCACTCCAAAAGAGTAACCATATTGGGGCACTTTAGGGTGCCCCAATTTCATTAAATGATTATGAACACAAAACAACAAGAAAAATTAAACAAAATACAACAAGAAGTGTTGGATAAAATTATTGTGGCCAGAGTAGGATTGTTGTTGAGACATCCGTTCTTTGGCAACATGGCCACTAGATTGGGCATTCAAGAGTGTGATGAATGGTGTCCCACAGCAGCCACTGATGGCAGAAATCTTTATTACAACACAAAATTTTTTAGCAAACTTTCTTCAAGAGAAATTGAATTTGTGATAGCACACGAAATACTGCACTGTGTGTTTGACCACATTGGCAGAACTGAACAAAGAGATAGACAGATCTACAACGTGGCCTGTGACTACATTGTGAACAACACATTGGTTAGAGACAACATTGGTGAAAAGCCCAAAGACATACCCATATTCCAAGACTTCAAATATGAAGGTTGGAGTTCAGAAAAAGTCTACGATGAAATTTTTAAAAAATACGATGATAAAAGTTTAAAGAAATTAGGACAATTGTTGGATGAGCATTTGGATTGGGGTGATGACAATGGTCAAGGACCCAGCAAAGATGACAAAGACAAAGACAAAGGCAAACAAAAAAAGCCCGCATTCAGCAAAGAAGAACTGAGAAAAATCAGAGACGAAATCAAGGATTCCATACTGCAATCTGCACAGGCAGCAGGTGCAGGAAACCTACCCAAAGAAGTGGAAAGAATTGTGCAAAGCATGACCAACCCCAAAATGAATTGGAGAGAAATACTACAAACACAGATACAAAGCACTATCAAAAGTGATTACAGTTTTATGAGACCCAGCCGCAAAGGATGGCATTCAGGGGTGGTATTGCCAGGTTCGCAGTTTGAGCAAACCATAGATATTGCTGTGGCCATTGATGCCAGTGGATCCATCAGTGAAAAACAATTGACAGTGTTTTTGAGTGAGATTAAATCCATCATGGATCAATACAGAGATTACAAGATAAAAGTTTGGACATTTGACACACAGGTTTACAATGAACAAGATTATGGTCCCAATGATGGTGACATCAGTCAGTACAGCATTACGGGTGGTGGTGGCACAGATTTCATGTGCAACTGGGAATACATGAAGGAAAATGACATTGTGCCCAAAAGATTAATCATGTTCACAGATGGTTATACCTTTGACAGTTGGGGAGATCCCAACTATTGTGACACAGTGTTTGTGATACATGACAATCACAACGACAGAGTGGAAGCGCCATTTGGTATCACTACCAAATACGAAGACTGATGTTGCAGAAAAATGGTGAGCCCAATGCTCTAAATTTTTTTGGTATTAGAAAAGTTTCCAAACCCTTGCCACATTTCACCTACATGCAGATCCGATTTGATTATAGTTTGCAGGACAAACTGGATGACTGGATACGCATACATCTCAAAGGCAGATTCTACACAGGAAAAATGGTACTGAACTCCTATGAGCAAAAGGTGGACTATGCTATCAAAATTGGTTTTGAAGACGCCAAAGAACTCACTCTATTCACTTTAGGTTGCCCTTATATCATCAACAGTTAAATAACTGCTGTATATACAAAGGAGAAACCATAATGAACGAACAAACAAAAACTGCAGTCGCGCCTGAACAGGCCAAAGCTGCAACTCCTGCTGGAGCTCCTGACAATAAATCAGGTGATCTCACTGTGCAGGATTTAAACACAATCAAAGCCATCATAGATGTGGCATCACAAAGAGGTGCATTCAAAGCACCAGAAATGCAAGCAGTAGGCACCACATACAACAAATTGGAAGCATTTTTAAATGCTATTCAAGCTCAACAACAAGCAGCTCAAGCAGCAGCAACTCCACCAGCCGCAAAACCAGTCACTGGAGATAAAAAGTAATGAGTGAACTAAAACATCTAGGTAGATTTAAAGATACCAAAGAGGTAGTGGGAGTGGCATATAGAGTGTTGCCCAGTGATCCTGAATATGCGTTGGTGATACCCACCAGCAATTTAGAATCTGATGAACACACAAGATTGATGGATCTAATCAACAGTGCTGCCAGTCAAACTTCATATGAGTTGGCAGAAGCAATGGCCCGCACACAATTGGGTGATGGTTCCATCATGCTGGCTAGATTTCATGTGAAAGGATTGATGAAAAAAGTCAAAGCTGATCAAATAGAAATGACTCCAAACGTCAATACCACAATCAGTTTGGATGCTTTGAATGCTGCCATAGCACAGCAAAAAGGTTTGAAAATTGCTGAGTTGGCCATCACACCCAGTGTGGAACAAACAGACAACACACAGGCTACACGCATAATAAATCCAGTGATGGAATCTTTGAAAAAAGAAACTGTGATGACTGATGAACAATTGGCTGCCAAGTTGAGAAGTGATGCAGACAGATTGTACAAAGAAGCAGCAAGATTACGCAAACAAGCAGACGAGCTCAAACTCAAACCCACTGAATAACGGCACAGTATGGTGATATTTGGCAAGAAAAATTTGCCCAAAAATGTTGTGGATCATTGGCCAGAAGTGTTCAGTGATGTCACTGTGCGGGCCATACCCATACAGTATCTGCTGGCCATCAAGGTCACTTTCAAAGATGGTAAAAAATGGGACATCAAGGTCAAAAATAACACCAAAAAGCTCACCAACAACAACCTAGAACAAACATTAAATGAGCTGTTTAAGACCTACACAGACAGCATCAAAAATGTGGATTTTAGACTGGACACAGAAAAGGTCAAAAAAGACATTGAAAAACACACCAAAAAGTTCTTTAAAAAGTAAAATGTTCAAGGCCATAAACTCAATTGTAGATATAAATACACAGTAATACACACAAGGAGCAACACAGCATATGGCATTAAGAATTAGACGTGGCACAAACGCACAAAGACTGTTGATCACTCCATTGCAGGGAGAACTAATCTACACCACAGATACCAAACAATTGTTTGTGGGTGATGGTTCAACAGTGGGCGGCACAGCCGTAGACACTGGCTCCGTAGCATTTTCAGGTATTACCACCGACGTAACTCCAGATGCAGACAACACACGTGACATAGGCGCAGTGGGCAACCGCTGGGCAGAAGGTCGTTTTGTAAACATCTTTGGAGCATTAACAGGCAACGTCACAGGAAATTTAACAGGCAACGTCACAGGCAACACAGCAGGAGTTCACACAGGTGCAGTGGTGGGCAACGTCACAGGTAATTTGGCAGGTGATGTCACAGGAGATCTCAACGGGTCAGTGTTTGCAGATGACTCCACAGCAATGGTGGATGGCATACTAAAAAGAATCAAAGCAGATGTGTACAGCACAGCAGGCACATTATTATTGAGCACCAACCCTGCCACCAATGTGATGAGCAATGGTGATGTGGTGATCACTGACAATGTGATCACACTGTTGAACAGTTTGGACAAAGTACAATTCGGCACCAATACTTCAGCACTGGGAGTAGGACTTGCTATCAAATCACCGGTGATTGCCAACAAAGCTATCCAGATGAATGCATTGACAGATGGTTTGAATTCCAACAGTTTTGAAATAGAAGTTTCCAGAGGCACTCTCAGTGTGCCCACAATAGTTCAACCAGGTGATTCAATATTTGGCATAGTGGCCAGAGCACACGATGGCACTGCTTATAGATTTTCCAGTGCATTAACTTTTGATATTGAAACTGACACAAACCATCCAGTAGGTCCAGGCACAACACCTGGCATGGTTGGTTTTGCTACTTCTCCAGATGGTGGCGCAACCATTAATAATTTAGTGTTTGATTCTTTTGGACAACTGGGTGTGGGCGTGATTGCTCCCACTGCCAAATTATCAGTGGCAGGCAATGCATCTTTCAACACTACAGCTGGTGTAGAAAAAGTTTCTACCGGAATGAATTCAGGCACATACACACAAGTGACCAGCAGCACTCTGGAAACCTACACAGCATTGACTTATGCTCACGCAATTTACAGAGCAGCCAAAGTGACCATTCACGTGCATTGGAGTACCAATGACAGCTATATTGGAGAATTTTTGATTGCGAACGGTACTGGAGCAGCCAGCATACAATCTATTGCATCCACATTCACCGGCACTAACCCAGTGAATGCAGTCACAGCTGATATCAGTGGAGCAAACGTGAGATTAAGAGTGCAAACGCCTAACACATTTGTATCTGGCACGGTTTTCAAATACGAAGTACACTTCTCTAACTTCGTAGCATACTAATCAATTTTATTTTTTTAACAATTTAGATTGTTTACTCTTGTGGTCAGCCCAACTGCGATTGGTCCATGGAGATTCTTTGTATTCCACGTTTTTGGCTTTGATCACATAACGATCAGGCACAGTGTCATGCAATATCATTTTTTTATTCACCACAGCATCTCGCAACATGATCTGATGTAAAAAATTTGTCACAGGTTTACCAGGCACAAAGTCGCACCAAGGTCCACACTGCAGTTGTTCCAAATCAATGGTCTTAGGATCACTCCATTGTATAATTCTATGAGTTATGCCATTGATATTCACCATGTAATGATAAAGATTATCATCTGCTGAAGTTTTCTCCCAAGTCCAACCTTTGCGATCACAGATAGATTTTATCAATGCCACGTGATCACTGAGAAAGAATCTAGGTTCATTGGGAGATCTGCCTATGTCGGAACCTGCTCTAATCCTATACTGCCAACTTTTTTGACCCAAAGATTGAATTTCTTCCAACACCTCTTCCATATGATCCAAACTTTCCAATGTATATCCCACATAGTACACAAATATACCTTCGGCAATACAGTTGTCTATGCCTTGCAGTTGTTTCTGATGCACTGTGTGACCTTGATATGTGTGATGATTAACACCGATCATCACCATGTTGGCACCAGCAGCAGCGATCTCTTTGACCCATGATTTATCAGATAATTTTACTCCATTGGTGAGTATGCACACATCTGTGGGTCTCCCTAATCTTTGCAATAATTTTTTTATTTCTGCTATAAGTTCAGGAAGATCCTTACGCACTGTGGGCTCAGCGCCTGCCAATATCACAGCACCAGATTCTGCATGAAATTTTTCTTCAATTTGTTCACAGATACTTTCTATGGATCGATCCGTTAGTTTGTTATCAGGTTTATGGTAACAATGAGGACAATTTAAATTGCATCGATCAGTGACCTCCACCATGATGCCATGTGGTATGGTGTATCCTTCCACATCATAATGCAGTTGCTGATAAAATTCAATATCTCGTTCCACCATGTGCTGCATCACTCCATGTTCTTCGCAGGTTTTTACAAGATATACTCCGTCCGCACGTGTGACACGTTCTGCTNCACAATGTCTATAACAAGTTTCACACAAACTGATTGTTTTGATATCTTCCATGATTATTTGTACAGTGCTATGGCAGCATCTATAAAATCCTTAGGATAATTGTTTCTAAAACTTTCTAAACATAAAATTTGTAATTGATTAAAGTCTGTGGGTGTGTGCATGTCAATGTGTAGTTCTTTCATCTTAGGCAGCAAAAACGTTCTCCTGTCCAGAGATATGTGACTGAAGTGATCCTGCACTGTGATGAATGGTTCACTCTTGTGATAACAGAAGAAATAATTAACACTTTTTAATTTGCCTTTCACCACAAAGTAACTGCTAGGGTGTAGACTATATTTGTATAATCCTAATGTTTTGTGTGCTTGCAGTATCTCCAGCATTTGTTCACGCCAGTTGGGCAGCACTGCATCCATGCCCTGTGTGTGACTCTGTTCCCAAAAATCCACGCCATCAACACCAAAGATAATTTTTTTATTGTCATAGTCCAGTTCCAAAATGTCAGGAATGTGTTCTGGAAAATTGTGATGCATCATCAGCAGCATGTCCACTTCTCTCTGCCATTTTTGTTCCATCAGAATGGGATCCATCACTTCGTTTTGATCTCTGTGATACTCTGTGTCGTTGTGAAACCATTGCACAAATTCTGTTTTATTTTGATTGATGAGACTGGTGTACACAAGATTGTTCCTGCACAATCCTTTGCCTGGCACGTCGTTGTAATAGTAATGATAATTTGGTTTCATATTAGAGCGTGTTTGTGTAAGTATTTATGGTCATTCAAAAGGTTCAAAAATAAATGTTTTCACGCATAAGTAATGCATCATGTCGGACAATAAAAAATTATTGGTATTTCATTCCATTGGCTGGTTTTTATTTTTTATCAGTCTTGTTTTTTTACCACTTGTCACACTGATATGCTCTTTGATTATTGGCTATTTGCTGGCAGTGTTTGGACACATCATAGGATTACACAGGTACTTTACTCATAAAAGTTTTGACACAAATAAATTTTGGCATTATTTTTTACTTTTCTGCAGCAGCATAGTCACTCTGGGTTCCACTGTGGCATGGACTGCTGTGCATCTCAAACATCACAGATTTTCTGACACAGAACAAGATTCACATTCTCCCAAATACAAAGGACATTTTAAAGTATTCTTTGGATACTTCTTTGATGCTTATGATGTAGAGCCTAGATATGCTGCACGACTTTTAAAATATCCTGAACACAAATTTGTTCATAAACATTATTTTAAATTGTTATCTTTTTATATTGTATTGTTGGCTGTGATTAATCCCATACTAATATTTCCTTTATGGGTATTTCCCACAGTATTGAGTGTTGTCATGGGTGGCATAGTGAATGTGTTTAATCATTGGAATGGCGAAGTGTCTGACAGCAAATTAATTGCATGGACTGTGGCTGGTGAGGGATGGCACAAATATCATCACATCAATTCCACTGCGTGGCGTAACCCTTCACCGGATTTGTCTGGATTTTTTATAAGACTTATAAAGTCCAATCAATAGGCCATCTGCCGTATTGATCCAATTGTTGATAGAACACTTCTACATTCACTTTCCAAATGGTCTGTTCAGTTCCTCTGTAAAACATTTCACCACAGTTTTCCAAACAACCTGTTTTGGCTAATATGGGAGCCCAAGTTCTGTGGACTCTTTGTTGAGTACCCCAACTATTTTTGTTTGAAGTGATATAAAAATTTTTATCTTTGCCAGCCCATTCTATACCAGCAGTCATAAAAAATTGAGGACTCACATGCTGATGTTCTACAATGCCTGTTCTGGTTCTTACTCTTTTTATGGGCATGCGATCTGTGAACGCACAAGATCTCACAGCAATACGAAAACAATTTGGTCCCATTTCATCAAAACTGTGAGCAGCAGTGGTACCAACTATTTCATTGTTGTAATAGAGAATCCAAACACGTGAAAGTCTTTCTGTGGAGACACTATCCACCAACATTTTTTTGCTGCTGTTGTTTTTAAATCCTCTGGATTCTGCTTGAAGATAAAATTCTGTCAAATCAATTGATTCAGAATATGGTACCAATTTGTAATTCATAAATTATTTTGTCCACAATATTTAACACTAAATATTTGGATGATTAGAGGAATTGGTGGCCGACCATATATTGACTTAACTCCACATTTGGACATAGAAGGTTTCAAAAATTTGCATCCTGAAATCTGCAGAGGTTTTGCCTTGGCTAGAGATTATGCCAAAGAAGGCACATGGATGTCACCAGGATTCAACATCAAAGACATGAGTTATACTCTCAATTGGAAACCAATTTATCAAGCACTCACAGAATACAAGGCGTTGCCAGAAAACCATCCCATAAGACAGCACGGCGATGATTTGATGAACAATATCAAAGACTACCGCACACGCAATCAATTCACACGCTATCTCAAAGCAGTACTGGGTGCAAAAGATCCTTATATCTATTATTTCCTATGGAATGAAGGTGACTGGGATCATAGGAACACAGAAAGACATTTAACAGAAGAAAGCAAACATTTTCCTGGATTAGTCACATGGGTAAAAAATTTAGTCACACAGAACATAATCAGTCAGATAGGCAGAGTGATATTCTTTCACTGTGAACATGATGGACAACCTTTTGAACACAGAGATCTGGATGGCAAACTGGGTGATCAACAGGGCTACAGTGCTCATCGCAATGAATTCATACACATACGTCACAATACCAAGAGAGGATTTTACATTTGGGATCCTGAAACAAAAAACAAAACCTACATCAATGCCAATGCAGCTTTCTGGAACGATCAAGACTGGCATGGTGGAGAAATCAATCGTGAACAAGAGTATGGATTGAGAATTGACTGTGTATTCACCGATGCATTTAGAAAAAAATTAGGCATAGAACATCTACACAATTACTAAAATCTTCATGTATCATCGCTATATTAAATTACCAGTCAGCCATAAAAAGCCCATGTGTTTCGATACACAGCCCACTGAGCCCACAGTGATATTTGTGAATAAAGAATATATCGATTATAGCGTGGTAAAATGCATAGAATCTTTTGGAGCGATTGTATCCAACGTGACTGAGGGTATCTACACACCACCTAATCATAAAAAATTACATATTCATAATGATACAAATACAATAACAAATGCCACTAAAATAAATTTTACTTGGGGACCTAACAACAGTGTTACTAGGTGGTGGAAGGTTAAAGATAAGATGTCACTCAAAATAGATGTGACAGATAGTACCCATATTTTACAATCAGTTGATCCTGATATTGTTGGCAGTTTCGATGCACAAAAAAACCACAGTGAACTTTATTGTGAAGATGAGAACCTTTGCGATCTTGTGTGTGAAAGAGTTATTGATCGCCCCAGTTTAATTAATGTGGGACAACTACACTCCACTTACAATCCACACGCTACAGAGGGGCGTTGGACACTGTGTTTTTTCTTGTTAAAATCAGACTACACACACCTACAGTTTGATGAAGCAGTAGAAATATTTAAGGACATAGCACATGAATAAAAACATGTATCACAGATATCTAAAGATTCCATTTGAACACATTAAACCTGTTTGTTTTAGTGAACAACCTTCAAAAATGCGTGGGACTAATTGGCATGAAGAAGTTATTACACAGGAGCATTGGGATATTCGCTTTGTTGAATGGTTAAACAATTACAATTTAAAACCATCTAATATTTGTGAAGCATTTTATAATAGTCCTTCTGGAGGAGGATTACCAATTCACAATGATACACCAGATATAAGCAATTCCGTAAATATTAATTTTACTTGGGGTCCACTCACCAGCACCACTAGATGGTGGAAGATTAAAGATGAATCTTTAATACAACTAGAAAAAGATAATACGGAATATCATAAAGAATATCTCAAAGGTATACCAGCAGATATACCTCAATACAAATTTTTACACGCTGATGAAAAAGAGTGTGATCTAGTGTACGAACAGGTCATTAATAAACCCAGTCTAATGAATGTAGGACAACTACACTCAACCTATAATCCACATTTTAGCGAATGTCGTTGGACTTTGAGCTATCACATACTGAGCCAAAAAGATGGTCGGCACATTCAGTTTGATGAAGCACTAGAAATATTTAAGGACGTTGCATATGAATAAAAACATGTATCACAGATACCTTACTTTGCCTTTTGAGCACAGCATGCCCAAGTGTTACAATACTGAACACAATGATGTGGATTATCACGTGCAATTTGTACAAAAAGAATGGTGGGATCTGCGTTTTGTTGAATGGTTAAAAAAATATCAACTTAAACCTTCAAATGTATCTGAAGGTTTTTATGTAAGGCCCAATGGCGGTGGATTACCCATTCATAATGACAGTGCTGTGCTGAGTAATATTGTTAACATTAATTTTACTTGGGGTCCACTCACTAGCACCACTAGATGGTGGCAACTAAAAAATGGATCATCATTTGAGATAGAGTTGCCAGAAAACACTCACATCACAGAGCAAAAAATTAAGCCCGATGTAAATATTAAACAGTATCTTAGAGCACGTGAAGAAGAGTGTGACCTAATGTATGAACAAGTGATTCATACACCCAGTCTAATGAATGTGGGACAATTACACAACACCCATAATCCTGATACAAAAATGGGTCGCTGGACTCTAAGCTACATTATACTCAAATCTGACAATACGCATTTGCAATTTGAGGAAGCGTTAAAAATATTTAAGGATGTAGCATATGAATAAACACATCTATCATAGATACTTAAAACTTCCTTTTGAATATAAAAAACCTAATAGGTTTAATTGCAGTTACGTTCATCCTAATATAATTGTAGTATTGCGAGAGGAAATTGATGATACAATAATTAAATGGATTGAATCGTTCAATCTACATGTGTCCAACGTGATTGAAGGATTTTATACTCCAGTGAATGGTGGAAAGATACCCATGCACAATGACACTCCTACACTGCGCAATGCAACAAAAATAAATTTTACTTGGGGACCTAACAACAGTGTGACTAGGTGGTGGCGTGTAAAAAATTTAGAATTTTTAAAACCAGTTAAACCTGACAATAGTCACTTGTATGAGACAGGAATAAAGCCTGACATTGTGGTCACAGATGCATTTACAGCACGTGAAGAAGATTGTGTTATGGTGCATGAACAAGTGATTAATCGACCCAGTCTAATGAACATAGGTCAACTGCACAGCACATACAATCCTGATATGACTGAAGATCGTTGGACATTGTGTTTTACTTTGCTGCACCCCAACGGTCGTCATGTGGAATTTGAAGAAGCACTTGAAATATTTGAAAGTTTTATTGATGAATAGAATTATTAGACTCACGTGTCCCAAACACAGTGATAGAAAATACATGTCCGCACAAAATGACAACTACATCAATAAATTAGAGGTGTATCATAACACACAAAAAATATTTGCCAACATCAATGATGCTGAGGAAAATCTACCTATCATGTTGGAAAAATCAATTGTGTTGGATGCAAATCACACACAGATGTTTGAATTCAATTATTTTATACGTTTTCATTCTGTGGAAGAATATGCCAAAATAAAATGGACTATTAAGCCTGTTAATTATTTGTATGAAAGTCATATTCAGTTGCTGAGATTGAACCATGTGGAAGGCAGCGAACATGTGTCAGACGACTATTGTATCACTGTGCGTTGCAATCAGTTTGTTTATAAAATTGGCAAAGAATATCATCAAGCAGTAAACCCAGCAATTAATTTCAAAGATCTAGTGGACGTCAACGGATACTGTTGCTTCAGTGTGGAAACCAAAAAAGTGTTTAAAAATTCACCCATCACCACATACGATCATTTGCAATTGGAAATACTATAATTACTGCTATGACACTGAAAGGATTGATTCCAGGCAAACAGCAGCCCACACACCCATCTGATAAGCATTGGCAATTTGGTACCATTAAAAACGAAATCAAAATGGTGGATCCTTTGTTGCATTATGGTTGTTTTACTTTGGGATTCAATAGAACAGACATCATTCAACATGTGTGTGATGCCATGCAAAGTATCAAACCAGAGATAGCAGAATCTATTGTACATGCTGAAGATTTAAAATTAAACCCTGCAAGTTATCAACTCAGCAATAAGTTGTTTGAAATGAGTGGCGGATATAGAAGTTTCTTTGCACTGTCAGGCAGTGACGCCAATGAGGGAGCAATTAAATTATCTTCTGCCTATCATCACGTGAAGAAAAATTATCACAAAACACAAGTGGTAAGTTTTGTAGGCAGTTATCATGGCAGCACTTTTCTCAACAGCAATCTTGGAGATCTACTGATGGATAATCCCATGTACACCATGGAAGGATATCAAGGCGCACTTAGACTTGCTAGAGATTTTGACATAGACCAAGTGGATTGGAGCAAGGTAATGAGCATCATTGTGGAACCTTGTTCTTATGGAGGAGATATGACTCCCAACAGTGATTGGTTTTGGAAAAAATTAAAATTTGTACAAGAAGAATTTGATGTATTGTTGATAGTGGACGACATTTTTATGGGCGGAGGCAAGACTGGTGATTACTTTGGTTGGCGCAATTTGCCCATACAACCTGATATTTGCACCATGGGTAAAGCTATCACAGCAGGATATTTTCCTTTGAGTATGACATTGTACAATGAAAAAATACATAATACATTGCCAGCAAATTTTGATTGGGATCATGGTTACACATATAATTTTTCACTGGCAGGCATAAACAGTGCATTAAAGTATCTGCAAATATTAGAACAAGAAAAAATATTAGACAAGTTTCACACCATACAACACAATGCATGCAATTGCTTTCTTGCCACTGGTTATGAAATAATCAATAGTTTTGGTTGCCATTATGTAATCAAACGCGGCAACACACAAAGTTTATATGTGATTCCATTGAATGCAACTGAAGAATATTTTTCAGTACTGAAACAAAATTTGAAATAATATGAAAATAGTTGATAGTTTTTTTGACCCACACATTCTAAAACAACTGAAAAATGCTATCAAAATTGAGATAGCAGATGAAAGCTGTATTTTAAATTACGTAGAGCAAAGTGCAGATGCACCAAGCAGTGACGCTGCGTTGTCCGAAAAAGAACACTATGGACTGATCAACAGCAAGTATTATCTATTGAAAGGGCCAAGCGTTAATATTATTCTACAACAATTAATAGATAAAAAATATGCTGTTGCATCTGTGATAGACAATTGGGATGGCATGTTGCGCTATCACGAAAACAAAGCGCCTTATGGAGCGCAATGGCATCTAGATGGATTGTATGAGAATAATAATACCGCACTGGATTATGTAGGCATCACAATATTTTTAAATGATACATGGCACGTAAATTATGGTGGAATGTTTGTTTATAAAGAAACTAAAGAAGACACACAAGGAATTTTCATTGAACCCATAGGCAACAGAATAATTATTAACACCAATGACTTGTTACATGCTGTTACACCCATCACCAACAATGAAGTCACTAGATATTCTTTGCAGATGTTTATTAATCACAAATATTTAATATGATATACACTGAATTCGATCCTTTACAAGAAGTTATAGTGGGAGATTGTTATGCTCCTGGAGACATGGATCAATTCTTGCCTGCAGAAAGTGTGGCAAGTTTTAATAGAATATTGGAAGAAACCAAACAAGATCTAGAAGATTTATCTAATTTTTTACGTGCATCTCAAATTCAAGTGCATAGACCTCAAGTTATAAAATACGACCATCCTATTTCAATGCCTAATTTCCAAGTGCAACTGCCAATATGTCCTATTGTGCCTAGAGATCAATATCTAATTGTGGGCAAACAGATCATTCAAACATATACTAGTTACACTGATAGATATTTTGACTCATTGAGTTACACAAAAATTTTTAACCAGTTGTTTCAACAAGGATACAATTGGATCTCACAACCTTTGCCTATGCTGGTTGATGCAGAAATAGATGACAATTGGTACATATCAGACAGTATCTATAAAGAAAGACTGGCAGATCAATTGTTGTGGCACACAGCTTCAGTGTTCAAAGCAGGTGATACTCTCATATACAATGGTAAAGGACCTGGCACACAATTAGGTTTAGAATGGCTCAAACGTAATCTTACAGAATACAAATACGTTGAAAACACAGGTGACACAGTGTTTAAAAACTACGGTCATATTGATCATGGATTTTTATTAATAGATGATGACACAGTGATTCACGCTGGTATAGAATGGGTACCTTTGGCTTTAAGAAATAAAAAATTAATAGATGTTAAGAATTACGTGGGCAAAGTCGTAGTAGACAACTACATTAAAGACTACACTGCTACTGCTGGCAAATATTCTAACGCTTGGTTAGAAAAATACCTTGCCAATTGGAGAGGTTACACTCAAGAGATATGTTTTGATCTTAATGTGTTAATTCTAGATTCAAAAAATATACTGTTTGGCAAGCATCTACCTGAACTGTTTCAATATTTAAAAACTTTCAATATTAATTGTCATGTGGTGTCACAACGCCACGAGGTTTATTGGGAAGGTGGCACTCATTGCTGCACGTTAGATGTCAAACGTAAAGGCACCAAAAGAAAGATAATTTAGATTCTTCTTAGATCAATAGCACTGATATACAGATCACTGTTTAATATATAATCAACTGTTTTGATGATGTCATCTGCACTGCAACTGGGCTCGTTGGCTCTAGTTCCAGTTTTTTGTCCATAATTGGCTATTCGAAGCAGGGTAAATTTTGTCTGCTGACCAAACGGTTGCTGCATACTGCACTGATCATGCACAGCATCAAGATGTTGTTTTTGTTTAAGATACAAAGGATCTATTCCAATAGTGTGCAACAACTCCGGGCTAATTTTCGTAGCCAGCGTGCCAAAAGTAATTACATTTTTTAATGAATATGATGAGTTCCATTTATCAGTGATATGTTTTAAAATTTCGCTTTGTAAATCTCCTATGTGTGCTAAATTTAATAAACAATTGCTGTGCAATGCTGCTTCAATCATTTGTTGCATGTGAGAGGTATTGTATAAATCAAATCCATTACTTTTAGAAAATCCTACACATGTATGATCTTTATTCAAGTGTTCAAACAATACTTGACCTATGTTGGAAGTATGTCCTGTGATAGTTATTTTCATTTTATGGTAAATCTCACTCCTTGTATGAATCTGTGTAATTCGGATGACACTCCATGACCAAACTCTTCAATTTCTAACAATATTGGAGTGTTGGCTTGCCAGGCGAATTCATGCGATGCTTTGTAAATTTTTTCTGCAACCACAGTTTGATTCACTAATAGAGCTTCGCCATTGATTTTGAAGTGAAATTTTTCACAACCTATCAGAAATTTATTATTGAAATCATTCAATTCTGTTTTCAACACATTCATAAAATTGTACTCAAAATCAATTTTCCAAATATCTGTTTTCATACATGTTAGATCAATTATCGCAAACACATCTATGTTTTCTCCACTGGGTATCCATGTTTGTCTGTTTAAAAATTTAAATTGATTTTTTTTGTTAAAAAATATGTCTATGTCTGCATTACGAATAATAGCACCCAGCTCCATGCCTTCCTTGCTTAATTCTATCTCAGGCCACAACAATTGTTCATTGTATATGACCATGAGAGTATCTTTCAACTCTCCAGACTTAACTGCTTGATTATCTCCATTATCAGTTCTCATTATGGGCCAATAATCAAATTGAAAGATCATTTTTTTATTCATTAATTATCCCCAAATGTTGAATATATATTTGGGAATCAATCCTGCATTGGATCCTGCATGCCAAGCAGTGCGTCTAGGCCACTTCCAAGTGGCACCCATCTCTTGATTGTATAGACAATGATCTTCCACAATTAATACATGTCCTGGAGCAGGTGCGCTGATGTGACAGTGATATCTCACAATTTCTTTATTGTGTGACAAAGTTTCTTCATCATCGGTGATATCCCAATGCCAAGGCGCCACGTCACCAGGCTTAACTCTACTAATCCATGCATTGATATAATTTTTCATTCCCACCCATTCACAAAATTTGTCCACTATTTTTTTATCAAAATTTGTGCCTGGGAGATACATGTCCCAACTAGCATTGCCGCCTTCATGTTTCATTTTATAGCCAGCTTCACGCAATGGTTTGGCCACTTCTTCCACGCCTGGCACTTGATGGCCTACATCATGTCTTGGCCCTATGTAAGCACTCTGTTGATCTTCAATGCTTTTTATTACTGTGTGCCAATCTATTACGTTCTTGCTGTTGCCGATGTATTCAAGCATTTAAAAAATCTCCTGGCCATCTGCCATAGTTCATTTTGACAGTCAAATCATACAATTTAAAAGTGTCATACACATCACCCATCACGCTTTGTGCGAATCTTGGGTGGCTGGGATCATGCACTATAGAACTTAACAATGCTTTAGGAGCATACCTATCTTCGGAGCTGCTGCAGCCATATAGATCCATGATATGTATTTGATTTTTGTCATCCATGTAAAAAGTATGAGGGTATAAATTGGATTTACGTATGTCCTGTGCCAACAAATCTGCTAGAATATCTTTGATCTGTTGTTTCCAATTTTCTATCTTTTCAAGTTGACCATAGCGCAACAAAATATTTACACTGCGTTCATACCATTTGAATTCAATTATTCTTTTTTCTATATCTATATGGGTCACTTCAGGAGCATATGGTTTATTTTTTAATATTTCTATGTATTTTATTTCTCTTTGAAACCATTCAGTTCTTAAATTTTCAGTCATGTTAGGATTTACAAAATATTTGTTGTTGTTAAAATTCATTCTAAATACATTAGGTTCTGGTATACTCACAAGTGGTTCATACACATGGTTGGCTACTGACCAGCTATCTAAATCATTTTTGTACCATTGACGCCACTTGTTATTCATGTTGAATCTCCACATTGAATCCGCAACTGTTTTTTAATTTCATAATTTGTGGCAAGTGAGTGTGTTCAATTTCAAAAGTTATTTCTGTTTCACTTACTTTTTTAAATTTATTCATGCAGCCTTGCTTGTTTAATCTGTTTAACACCATGCTAAAACTGTTATCAAACAGATATCTTAAATTGTAAGGAGGTTGGCTCACAATCACTTTGACTCTACAAGGGTCTTGCAGTGTTGTTTGGTTTAATAGTTTGCGTATAACCAACTGAATGCGTGATTTGTAACCTAGATTAGCAGCAGAATGTATACGACCAGCATCCATGAGATACACTTTATCGTCTACTGCAGTTACATGCATTTTTAAATTTTTTAAATCATACAAATAACTGTGTTCAGCCTGTAGTGTGAGATGATATCTATCATCTATGTCAGCATGAGCGCAATAGCTCTCACCTGGCTCCAGCACAATTATTCTTGCTTCACCCACAGATCCCAGTTGAGCAAAAAGATCCAAAATAGCAGACTTTTTAAATTCGTCTTTCAATTGCCAAGCATCATAGAAAAAATCTCCAGTGGGCACATTCAATTGAGTTTTTGGTAAATTCAAAATTGGTAAACTGCTGAAAATTTCTTTGGCAGAGCAATTAACATTTATTTGGTCAAGCATGTTTATACTTATCGTAAAATATTACGTGGCCATTTGATATAGGTAAATATTCAGTCCATACTATGTCTAATTACGAGCAAATAAAAACGCTTTACGAAACCAGTGTCTTCAAAAATATCACTAATCTGATTGATGAAGTGTATGTACCATTGTCTACCAAATGGAAAAATATTGGTATCAGTGTGAGCGGTGGAGCTGACAGTGCTTTAATGACATACCTGTTGTGTGATTTGATTGTAAAAAATAAATTGCACATCAACGTGCATATCATTACCAATGTAAGATGTTGGAAAACTAGACCTTGGCAACGTCAAAACAGTTTGGAAGTTTTTAATTATATCACTAATAAATTTAAAGAAATACAATTCAAAAGACATGAAAATTTTATTGCTCCAGATTTGGAGTGGGGATCCAAAGGACCTAGTATTGTGGATGAATATGGTAGATTAAAAAGCGGCAATCAAATAGAACTGCGTGCTCACGCTGAATATGTTGCCCACACAGAAAAACTAGATGCTTGGTATTGCGGGGTGAACCAAAATCCTGATAAAGAATTTGATCAACGTCTCACAGATAGAGATGTGTTTATTGACACAGTTTCTGATGCTCTGTTGGACAAGTTAATCAAAGCACACATGGGCGGCTATGCTTGTCACCCTTTCACGTATGTGAAGAAAGATTGGATAGTTGCTCAATATAAAAAATTAGGCATAATGGACCTATTCAATCTTACTCGCAGTTGTGAAGGTGACCGTGACACATCACCTCAAATCTTTGGAGACTTAGATTACAGGACTTATGTGCCGGGCCAGCCCGTGCCTGTGTGTGAAAAATGTTTTTGGTGTCAAGAGCGCCAATGGGGAGTGACTCAATGTCAAGATTAATCGTATTTGGTTGTTCATATGCATATGGCACTGGATTGCCTGATTGTGAAAATTGGTTATTTGACACTATACACAATCTAAAACCAAGTGAATTGGGATGGCCTAAATTGCTATCTACAAAATTAAATTGTGTATTAATCAACGAAAGTTTTCCTGGTTCAAGTAACACTGAGATATTATACACTTTGTTAAAATTTAAGTTGCAAAAAGATGATAAAGTCGTAATTATGTGGACTCATTATGCTAGAGATATGCTGTTTAATTATCCACACAAATTTGCTTTTTTTAGAGATAGATTAGGACCATGGGGTAAAACACATCAAGAACGCAAATGGGCAGAATATTTAAACGAAAAAGATTATGCTATGAAAAGTTGGTTGAACATACATCATGCAGATTTATATCTACGCAATAAAAATATTCAATACATTCATTATCCAGCCACGCCTGAGGAGTTTGACAAAAATAAATTAAATTTTATTAAGGTAAACAACTATTATAACAATGGTATTAGTGTGTTGGACAAAGCTGCAGATGATTTGCATCCAGGCATACAAAGCAATAATCACACTGCAAACACAATTTATAAAATTTTTGAAAGATACAATGACAGATCATAATGAATATTGGATGAATCCAGAAGATTCACAACTGGGCAAATGGCAGAGAGAAATAGAATCAGTCACAGGAACTCCCACTTATTGTATATTGCCTTGGATACATTTTGCCACCAGACCCAACGGTGACATGAGATTGTGTTGTTCGGCCAATGCCAGTGGTGCTGGCTCCAATCACACAGTGGGCATTATTAAAAAAGAAGATGGCACACCTGCCAACTTTGGAGTAGACACTCCTATGAGTGCTTGGAATAATGATTATATGAAAAGTGTGCGTACCACCATGCTGAAAGGCGAGATACCTTCCAGTTGTACCAAGTGTTTTGATGAAGAACGTGTGGGAGTGGTCAGCAAAAGAATTTGGGAGACTGGCACCTGGCATCGTGATGGGGTGGATGTGCCTGAATTGATACGTCAAACCCAAGAAGATGGCACAGTGCCTGAAAAATTGTTGTATCTAGATTTGCGTTTGGGTCACACTTGTAATATTAAATGTGTGATGTGTTCTCCACATGACAGCAGCAAGTGGGTGAATGATTGGCAACAGTTGATGCCACAATTGCAAAACAAAGAAGTTAAAGATCAAATACAGTGGGATCGCAAAGAATTCAATAACTTCTGGCATGAGAAAGATAGCTTTTGGCAAGAAATGTACAAGCAGATACCCAATCTCAAACAGGTTTATTTTGCAGGTGGCGAACCTCTTATGATCAAAGAACATAAAACATTTATAGAGGAAATAATACGTCAAGGTTATCAAGATCGTATATTGCTGCGTTATAATTCCAATGGCATATTAATAGATGAAGATCTAATTGAACTATGGAGTAAATTTAAGAAAGTAAAATTTGCTGTCAGCATGGATGCCACACATCAACGAGATGAATATATTCGATTCCCCACACAATGGAGCACTGTTGAAAAAAATCTTCGTATGTTGGATAATAGTCCTGACAATATTCAAACCAGTTTGGCCACTGCCATACAAATTTTTAACATTAAACACTTGCCGGATTTTATGAAATGGAAGATACAAAGCGGATTTAAAAAATTAAACGCAGGCACTGTACCTGGTGGGGTGCAAATGGGTGGTGGATTGGTCAACATGCATCTACTTTACATACCTACTTTTTTAAGCATACAAATATTACCCAAAGAAGACAAACAACAAATCAGAGAAATGTTTATGGATTTTAAAGACTGGTTATGGCACAATTACAGACAAGACGATGATTTTTGGAAGATTAATCCTTATGGTTGGCAGCGTTGGGAAGCAGTGTTGTTGCACATGGAGGCCAAAGATCACTCAAGACTGTTGCCCGGATTTAAAGAATATGTGAACAAATTGGATGCTATCAGAGGATTGAGCGCTGCTAAAATTTTTCCAGAATTAGGACATTTACTATGATAACACAGGTGTATAATCCCCAACCCAAAGACGTGTTGCGGCTGGAGTTTATGATAGGCAACACTTGCAATTACAGTTGTTGGTATTGCTTTGAAGGTTCGCATGAAGGCACACATCGATGGACCAATGACTTGGATCAATTGGTAGCAAACTTTGTGCATCTATTTGATAGATACAAAGCCATTGGCAAACGCAAATTAGAATTACATATAGTGGGAGGTGAACCCACTTTGTGGCCACAGTTGGGAGAGTTTGTAGAAGAAATACGCAAACAAATTCCGGCTCATATCTCTATCAGTAGTAATGGCAGTAGAACGTTAAGATGGTGGGAGCAATACGCTCATGTGTTTGATAAAATTTTATTAAGTTGTCATCATCAACAAGTGCAAGTGGAAGATTTTATTAAAGTGGCCGACATGTGTCATAAAAAAGGAAGAAGTCCCACAGTTATGATGTTAATGGATCCTACTGCATGGCAAAAATGTTTGGATTTGATAGAACAATTGAAAACCAGTAGGCACAAATGGTTCATAGTGGCTATGGAAGTCATGCATAAAACTATTGCATTTACAGATGAACAAAAATTGTTTGTGTCCAAACCAATCAAACGCATGCCTAATGTGTGGACTTTGTTGCGTCAGTCTAAACACATGAAAGGATCACCCAAAGTAAAATTGCAAGATGGTTCCGTGAAAACTGTGAATAGAAACTGGATTGTTTTGAATAAACAAAATGATTTTTATGGCTGGATGTGCAATATTGGTGTGGACAGTATGATGATAGACCCTGCAGGTATCATCACAGCAGCATGTAGAACAAAGTTATTTGAAGAATACAATATCTATGACAAAGATTTTGTCTACAAATTTAATCCTGATATAAAACCTAAAATTTGCGATAAAAAAAACACCTGCATGTGCCAACCTGAAAGTTTATTGGATAAATTTAAACTTTAATTTTTGTAATATTGATATCAGCAGCACACGTACACCAGGTACGAGTGCAATCAATGGGATTAAGAGGACGCACAAAAGTGCCTTGATAGATGTTACCCAAACTGCCACCCACTCTACATGTGGCTCTGTGTACTTCACCATCCCAATTGATCATGAGACTTTCCATTCCAGCCATGCAACTCCATCCTTGGAATTGATTGGTCTTGTTGATCAACAGATCATTCACGTTGCATTCCACAGTGTCATCTATGATAGTGTTTTTTGGTGGAGTATGATTGCTGACTGCCAAAAATTCTTTTTCTTCTTCACTGTAATGAATCATGTCTTCAAAATCGTCATGTGTTTTGGTCCAACGTATAGGTCTTAATGCATAGGGTATGTTGTGTTCTAAAAGAGCCTTGCAAGCGTCTTTAACGTCTTTTAAATGCCCTGGCAGCATCATCATATGCACTAGAACATTTTTGTTGGTGGACTGTTTATAAACCTTGATAATTGTGTTTATGACCTTCAGCCAATCAGATTCAAAATGCACACTGAACACAATGTGATTGATTTGATTTTCCAAAATATTTTGATAGAATTCCACAGTTCTAGTGCCATTAGTGGTGATGTTAATCCAACCAATTTGTTTTTTGGCATGTTGTAATAACTGTTCTATGTCTGGATGTACACAAGGTTCGCCGCCTGTGAAACTGATTCGCACATTGGGTATGGCTCCTAAAATATCCACAGTGCGTTTTAATATCTTTATGTCTGTGTGTTCACTGTGATTGTCATGTATTTCCGCTGGACAATAACTACAATCCAAATTGCATCGTTTACCAAGATTCCATTCCACTTTGACGCTGTTTCTAATGTGTGTGTGTAAGTGTTGAATTTTAAACATAATCAGCAAACTCCGGATTTATTTTTTCAAATGGACCTTGATTTCTTGTGATGTCTAATTTGCGATTAAAGTCCACACAATCCGCCCAGTATTGATTAAGATCTCTGGCTTTTAAAAAATTAATGTTGTCCTGTATTTGTTGTAAAGTAATTTTTTCCAATATTGGATGTTGTTTAATTAAAGCATAGTCTTTTATTAGAGGTTTCATTGCTTCCAGTTTGTCTATCACTTGATTTTTTAATTTTGTAGGTAACACTTGTGCATTCAATGCTCTGGGATAAGTGACTCTATGACTGTAAAACACAATGCCCAAATCATTTAAAAAATAATCAATCACACGGTCTATTTGCAAGATATTATTGGCTTGCACTGTGAATGCTCCCACTATTCTGCTCACTGTGGGTATTTGTTTTATAATTTTGATGTTGTTGACCACATCCATAAATTTGCCATTGCCTCTTATATATTCGTAAGTGTCAAAGATTCCATCAATACTCACATTCACTGCTACACTTTTAAACTTGGGCCAATACTCTTGTATGGTTCTGCCACCTTTGATGCCCAATATTGTGCCGTTGGTGGCATATTTAAGTTCAATGTTGGATCCATTGGTGCTCAATAAATCTAATATTTTGTAATGTGTGGGATCCATCAAAGGTTCACCACCAGCAAACTCAACACGTTTAAAATGAGGAATAAGTTTTTTTAAATTGTCCCAAAAATGTGGCTTGTCTTCAAACAGATCCACATGCGGCGCTTGTGTCAAACCTAAATCCTCTACGGCCTTAACCAAATAATTGCCTTCTTTTTTGTAGTGATCCACTATGCTGTTCCAATCTTTCCATTGTGTGCTGTCCAGTGGATTACACATACGACATTTTAAATTGCAAAGATTGTTAATTTTAATTTCCATAGTGGGCAATTCAAAAGGCATGGAGTAATCTTGCTGTAAATTGTCCAATGCAGTGGGATATAGATTAATTCTTGATTCTGGTGTAGCATCACTGATGTGTCTCAGTCTTAAACTTTGCACTCCTTGATCTTCTAAATCAAAGCAGGGCGCACACACATCTGGTTTTTCATTGTTTAGCACTTGACGTCGAACCTGTTTCATTTTTTCATTGTTCCATGCTTGTTCCATGGTTTCATGCTGTATGTTGCCAATAGGCAAACTTCTGCAACACACTTTAATAGCACCATCTTCTCTAGTAGCAAGACCTGTAAATGGATGCATGCAAAATGTACAACTGTTATTTTTCATTTTTCTTTCCTACAATCATAAATCTTTTGTATTTCTCTGTTTGTAATTCACTGGGTTCTACTATAGGATACAATTTACTTTGTGCAACAAACTGATTTAAATCTTTCATAGGATTCACATGTTCAGGAATCACATAGTCATTGCTTTGCAACACTATAATTTTATCATTAGGTATCAATTTGAGCCATTCATTGTATTGTTCTTGGGTGAGATGTTCGCACACTGTGTTGATAATCATGTCATAACGATCATAATCTTTGTATGAAAGCATATTGGCAGTAATGGCATTGAACTTGCCTGAAATTTCATACTGTTTGTTCATGGTATGAGCAATGCTTTTACATTTATGGTCTATGTCTATGCTGGTAATCTTGTTCACATACAGATCACTGTTGAACAACAGTGTGGCCATCACACCATACCATCCGCCACAGATTAAAATGTCCATGCTGTGTGCTCTGGGTAATTTTTTTAATTGTTCAATCAACCATACTTTGCTGTTGATTTGACCTTTCCAGAAACTTTCCAGTGTGCGATATCTATCATCAGACTGTCTGATAGCATCCATCCAAAATAAAACGTCTTGTATATTAATTTTCAACAAATTGCGCTCCCAGTTTATCAAATGAACCACATTGTTTGGTGCATTCTTTCAATCCCACTGTGCCCCATTGGGATTCGATCTTACTAAAATAGCCACTATCAAATATTTCCTCCAGCGTTTGACGATGTAAGTTAGGAAATTGCGAAATTTTTTCCATGTAATCTATTCTTGATTCTTGCATAGGGGGAATCCATTCCATATCCAACCAACAGCAAGGCGACACATTACCACAAGCACTCACATATATCTGTTTGTGCTTTTGTGCTTTACACACTATGTGTGGTCTTACTTCTTTTTGTGATTGTTCAATCAATGGAATCATATCAAAACTGGTTTGAGTGGGAGCAATCTTATGTGTGGGTCTACCTTGTTCATCCAACACTTGATGAAAATCTGTTTTGAATCTACTAGTGTGCTTGATACTGAAATCTGCAAAGCCCATTTGTTTGCTCATAGCTCTTGCTTGTTCAATTTGATGTTCGTTGTGAGCAAACACCAACATGTGCCATTTGGCCACTCCCCCTGCTGCGATAAATGCCTCAGCATTCTGCATGATCTTGTCAAAATCTGTGCTGATCCTGTACAAGTGATTGGTATCTTTCAAACCATCCAATCCAAATGTAACTTTTACCTTTAATTGTGCCAGTCTCTTCCACCAGTCAGTGTCTCTAGCACTGCCGTTGGTGTGCATGGCCAATCTAATGTAAGGATTAGTGTCTCTAAGATACTGGTAAATTTCCAAAGTGTCTTTGGACACTATAGGATCTCCCAAATTACCACACATGAACAAACTGTGTAATTGTTTTACAAATTTTTCTGTGAACCATTGTTTAAATTGTGCCACAGTGATCTCTTCCAACTTGATAAACGGATTCAAAGGACCTCCATTGATTCTTCTAGGACACATAGGACATTTGGCCTGACACTTGCTGGTTATTTCCAAGTGAATATCTCTTATGTCTTCATATCTATACATGTCGAGCCTTAGGTATTTTGCTATCTGCAGAACTCACACAAGTGGGAGTCACACAAATTTTTGGTTTATCAAACAGTTTAAACCCTTGTTCTATACTGCCCAGTGGCTCATCATGGCAACTGTAACTGCGTTTGATTTCTCCGCCTGGCTCTCTAATGATACAACTTTGATATCCAGCATTACAGTACCAGCCTTGAAACTTGTTGAAACCAAAAGCATTAAATCGCTCTGCCTGATCTAGATAGTACTTATTGCCTTGTGCGTCTTGCATTTCGATTTGAAATAGATCCTTGTATTTTTCACCTTCCTGTATGCGTTGTGGAAATCCTGTCTGCAATGTGTTCAATTGTGCAGCACTGTAACCCTCTACCACATGACTGGCAGTGGGATCACTCTGTGGTTTCAGCGTGACGTTGATGCCTCTGGAATGGAATCTAGCACATCTGTCATAGTATTCTTCAAATCTATTGGGCACCATCACTTGATTGATTGTGACAAACACATTGTTCTTCATCAACAGCAATATTTTATCTCCAAATTTTTGTTCGTCTGAAAATTCTGCATGAAAACTGGCAGTGATGCTGCGACGGTTCAATGACTTTGTAGCTTCCAACCATCGATGCCACCATTTTTCCGAAGGACTAAGGTTGGTGGTCATGTGAATACTCTGATATTCTGGAGCAGTATCAGCACTGTAGTGTTTGATCAACTGTAAAAAATCTTTGTAGGCAGTGGGTTCTCCGCCTGAAAAACTGAAATGATAGTCTGTGAATCCATTCTGTCTAGCCTGTCGTTTGATTTCATCCACCACTGCTGTGTAGACAGCCAGTGGTCTGTGGTCTTTTTGCTTGCTCTTGGCATAAGGCCAACAGTATGAGCAATCATAGTTGCAAAATCTTGCTAGTATCCAGCTCACAGAAAATAATTTGCTGTGCAACATGGTGCGTTGTCCAAAGTTTGTGATGCGATCAAATGGAATGTTGGTGTCTATCATAAAATTTCTTTCTCCATGTGAGGAAATTGTCCCACAAAAGTCAATTTTAACCATTCAAAGTTGTTGATCATTCTCAGTGCTTGCGGATCCAATTGATGTTGCGTTCCATACACTCTGCCTGCCAATGCTCCTGCTATGGCATACTCCCCATAAGGTTGATCTGCTCCAACAGTGCACCATACATTGAGTCTTTTTTCAGTTTCTTTGTCCACCTGACGATCAATCACTTTGCTGCTGAGCTTGACACACTCTCTAAAAGCACTTTTCCAAGAAGCAAAAGGATCTGTGTTGAAGGCAGTGACGTTGGAAATTTCTGGTATGGCTTTGAATCTATCTGTGATGCTGGTGGTCATGTCTATGCTGTTAACGTTCATCTGCATGGTGAGTCTTTTGGGCAACAATTTTACTCCTCCATATCCATATTCTAATTCGTTGATAGGATTTTTGCTTCTCCACACATGCACCACCTCTTGATTGTATTGGTCTGGTGCATAGTCAAAACAAAAACTTGGTTCTACCAGTGCATCTGCATCAACCACCCAAAACATCTTGGTCAAAGCCAGCGTGGCTGCAGCAATATGTGCCTGTTGTATGCCTCTCACTCCATGCACTCTCTGTGATATAGCAAATCTTTGTTTCAACTGCCTATAATTTTGTTCAGCACTGGATTCATTGTAACTGATAAAAAAAATATCGTACATTATATGGTCTTTCTAATAGTTCTAGGTGTATTCACATACAAGTTTTTAAAAAATTCACTTGCTTGAGCATCCAATGGTTCAACGGGAAAGTTCATTTGATGTTGTTTTTTAATTTTTTCTCCATACAATAAGCATAATTTTTTGGCATCTTCTATATTACACTTGTCATTATTGCTCACACTGCCCCACATCTGATCTAATATTTTAAAATCTCTCACTTCTTTAAAGTGCCATGGCGTACATAGTGTCCTATAGCAGCCTTCTCTAGCACCAGCTATGGCCCAAATGCCGTTTTCTACATCCTGACCCACAGTCATCCATATCAATAATCTGTGATAGTTCTGCCACCATATGTCTTTGAGGTCTTTGATTCTTAAATTTTTATTGATGCTCATCTTAACTCCTTCTCTAAACCCTGCTCTCCAGGCCTGTTTGGGAGAACCATTGATATAACTGGTGCTGTAGTTTTCATTGAATTGATATAGTTTATTGAAATAACAAAATTCTACTTCATTACTGTCATTACCTGTGTAATTTTCATGGGTTTTCATCTCTTTAACAAATGTTCTTGTCCAAAGTTTCAAACTGCCATTGCCATATTTGAGTCCATTCACATTAATATGACCACTCCAACTGAATATCCAACTGGAGTCCATGCCCATTGATTCTAAATCCAATACCACATCTAATATCTTTGGATTAATTTGAGTGTCCCCATCCACTGTTAAAAAATATTCTGTGTGAGACAGTTCAGCACAGGCTTTGTGTGCTGTGTCTGATCCTTCTACACCATGCACTCGCTTGGCCCAAGGCACTATTTGTTTAAGTGCTGCATAATTTTTTTCGCAGTTGGGCTCGTCATAACTTAAAAATATAATATCACAGTCCTTAATAGCAATCTTATTCATATACCTTCTCCAATGAATAATCAAAGATTTTTTTACAATAGATATCCACTTCATGCATAGGTTGATAATCAATGTTTATACTATTTTGATTAATTAAATCAAAAAGATTAATTTCAAATACTCTGTCCAACTGAGTAGCATCATACTTTTTGCAACTGTAAAAATTATGTATTCTTTGATTTTGCTCTGACACAATTGTTTTAAGTGTGTTTTTGAAATCTTCATCCACTGAAAATTCAATCTTGCCTTGTTTTTCAAATATTCTTATAAGGATACCTGTATGATTTGGTGATTTTATAGGCACTCTATAAACATCTTTGTTAATTATGGGGTCAATATTATTTTTAGTTAAGCTATTTGCTTTATCTACCACTCCATGCTTGCGAAATTTATAGACTCCTTCGCTGTACTGCACTATGTAATTGCTCATAGATTCAATACCCATAATAAATTTTTCTCCCAGTGCCACATCTATAGCAATAGCGTTTAAAGATTTTTGTACAGAACATCCTAATATTTTTCCTGATTCAGGATTAAATGTCACATACATGTTATTTGACTCTTTCATAATATTTTTTTTCAATAGTTTTTAACAAGTCGTTGCTTAAAAACTCATCTTCAACATAGTGCAAAAGACCAGTTTGACTGAAATTGCCAATTTTAATATTCATTTGTGCATCAAAGTACACATTTACTTTTTCTAACCAGTTGTTAGGCACATAATCCCAATTTTGTAAATGTGGTTTCATGTGTGTGAAAGTGATTGAAGGATGTTTGCTGGTAATTTTTCCTGTGACTCCTAATATTTTACTGGTCAAAGCCACACTGACATCCATGCTGCACCAAGTTTGTTGATCCTTGGGTGTAAATTCTTTATAAAATAAATTAGGATTCTTTACAATGTGAGATAATAGATCAACAAATTTATAATTTTCTTTGTTGTGATGATAATAATGCATGCCACAATACAGGTTGGGTAAATCATTGTGGGTAAAAGTTTTGCGATAAAAATCACTTTCACATGATTCTCCTCTGTAATTTTCTACTTGGCTGGGAAAATACATGGGATAATTTTTTAAATAATTCCACCAATAGCTGATATCACTCAACAGCAGCATGTCAGCATCTAAGATTATGGTACGTTCGAATGGTGTGCATTGATATATCTTGTATCTATTCTGAATTTTCCAATCTTGATCTGCAGCTTCATCATTGCCTGGAATATCCAACACATGGTCAAACACTTTGTGCATGCTGGGAGTAATGTTTGAATTGGTTATGAGGCATACCTTACTGGTGGGCATTTGAATTTTGATGCTCATAGCCAAAGCATAGGCTTGTCTGGCATAGTCTGTGCTGTCATTGTGTTGTGCAAAAATACAAAAGCCCTGTGAGGTCATACAAAAATCTCCTGGTTAATGATATGATCTAAACTGAACTTGTTCATCACATGCAAATTTATGTTTTGGGCTGCTGTCTTCATGTATGCTGAGCCAGTGAACAATGACAATTGCCATCTACCTTGATTAAAACTGTCTGCTCTGTCACGATCTGTGATATAATACAATGAATCAGGCAGTCTACGAGGCCATGATCCTTTGGAATTACCATTCAACATGTGAATTGCCATGCTAAAAGCAAAGTCATTTCTAAAATTTTGTTCAGGAATCTGCCAGATAAATCTATAATAGGCCCAATGCTCCTTAATGTGTGCAATCAGTTCAAACATTTCACGCACTCTATCTGTTTTTTTAAAATAAAACACAGTGGCCCAATACATCTCCATGCCTGTGTCACTGATGTATTTGATTTTCCATTCAGGTTTATTAAAATAATTAATATAGATGGACTGTTGGTGTATCAAAAAATCTTCTTTGCTTTGGAAACATTTGAGTAGGTTTTGATTGCCCACAATATAATCAGTGTCCATCACAATGGTCTCATCATAAGGAGACAGTTTATATGCGGTGGAGCGCAAATGATTCTTCCATAGATCATTAATTTTTGTTTCAGCACCATTGTAAAAATCTCTATTTTGAAAAATTAATGGTTCTGTCACTGTGATCACTGTGTCAAACACCTGACTGTATTTTTTGTACTGAGTGTGAAGATGTTCAGTGTTAGAAGTAATTAATGTTACGGGTTTTTTTAAATATTTTTTAACTTGGATTGCTGAAAATATACTTTGTTTGACATAATCCACAGTGTCATTGTTGTGAGCAAACATCACAACTCCTTGAGATGACATACTGTTATATCTTTCCTTTATTAGTGACTAAGGTCCGATACTCCATGTAAAATTGGTTAAGATTTTTTTGATATAGATTCCAAGCATCATCATAAAATTGTGTAAGGTCAGCAATCATCACAGGATTTCTAAAGTTATCCAACAGTATCACGTCTGTGGTCCTGTTGAGATCAATGTAGTTCTTACAAATTTGCAATAATGTGTGATCCACAGTGAACTGTGATCCTTCACTGTATATAATGTTGCTATCAAGTAATTGATCTTTCAGTAATTTCAATTGATTGTTGAAATTCATCATTTCTATACTTTTTTGATAATGTTTTTCTAATTCTATATTTTTCATAGCTGTGATATTCAAATTATATTACATTTACTGAGCAAAGTCAATGACTGTGTATTTAGATTAATAAGTTTTTGATTGTAAAGGATTTGGTAAAGTACTAAAGTATGCTGCCACTCATAGCACCAAAAGTTGGTTCAGCAATAGTGATTGGATCAGCCAGTGCTCCGTTGGCTATGCGTCTGTTCACATTGATGTTAAGATTACCATTAACATCTTCGTCTATGTTAGGATTACCAACGGCTGCATCATTCAAAGTGATTTGAAATTCGATCTGTGTGTTGGCTACACTGAATCTTGCTTGAATATCGAAGTTATTGGCTGCGTAAGTGCCTGCTGCAGAAGTATTGAACACAGTTTGAAAACTGGTGGTTAAAGTTTGAAAAGCAATTGATCCTGATAGTGTTCCACCAGATCCTGATCTAGTAGAAGCAAGATTGGCAAATGTTAATGTGCCCATGTTGGTAGAAAATAATGAATTCCAATCATTCACTTTGGGTGTGGTGCTGACTGATATGTTCATGTCAATCTGCACAGCTCCGCCTGTGTTAAAAAAATGTCTAGCAGCATTGTTGCTGCCAAAGGTCACTGTGAAATTTCCTACACGTGTGCCATTCCAAGTGGCTGTGCGAATATAACTGGCAGCAGTGTTGCCTGTAGTCAATCTGCTGGCACTGATGGTGTTTCTATTAGTTTCTATGTTAGTGGCTAATGTTTCAAAAGTCACATAAGAATTACTAGTTGCATTGGTATCGTCCACTGTGTTGGCACTGCTGACTATTGTTAATGTGGGATAAGAATTATTTTGATGCAAAAATGCTTTACGTATATCCAATCTTAAAGTGTTCATGTGATCGTCTTCGATCAACTGATTCTGTGCAACTTGATTGCTTTGCAGTGCTTGTCCATATCCAGAATTGCCAGATCCAGTGCTCAGCACGTTGGACACTTTAGATTGTATAATGTTGTATCTTGCTGCTGTAATTAGATCACCAATAGCCATAAATTATTTCCTATACGAGTATTTAGTTGGGATATATTGGCCCTGAGATATTTTTGACATATTAGATTGAATTTATTTGATGTAGCACTCTACCAATTTTGAACTAGACCCACTGTGGGATTCCAACGCCACAGCAAAATAATCACCTTCTGTGACTTTGATACCAATTCCTGCTGTGCTGCTGACTCCAATTTTGTCACCTTTGACCACTGTGCCTGTGATTAACACTGGTACCCTGCCTTTGAGTGCCACTGCTGTGCCACCTATCAATTCTGAATTCATTAATACTGCAGGAGCTCCGCTGACCACTCCCACCACTATGCTGCCCACAGTGGCCTTTTGAATTTCTTTTACGCCGCCTATACTCATCACTGTGCCAATGGGCCAATTGCCATCTGCCAAATATTTCTCTGCTAAGTCTGCATATCTTGCTTGAGTGGCAACACCATTGAAAATGTTGGCTGTCAAATTGCCTGATGCGTCTCTTAGAGCAGTAGTGTTTACTCCTGCTGTGGTAGAACCGTTGTATGCTGTGGCTCCTAATTTAATTGCTGTGGCTTCTGATGCCAGTCCTGTAAAGTTAGTGGCGTGAACATTGGCAAATACGTTGCCTACTGCGCCCAAAGCGTATGTGTTGGTGGCAGCGGGAACCACGCCTGTGGCAGTCACGCTCACAGAGTGAGTGTTGGTGGCACCCATCTTGATCACAGAGCCTACTTCATTTATGATACGACCTTCGTTGCCGTTGATGATACTAATTCTTAAATCGTTGCCTGTGCCCACTGTGAATCCAGCATCATCAAAATTGGTGTTGCCACCCACTTGTAAAAAGTTGGCTGCTGGTATTCCACCTAATTTTAGTGCGTTGGCTGCAGTGCCCCAGAATCTATGATCTGTGGAAGTGACACCACCTGTGGCATTTAAAGTGTTCACCATGGTGATACCTTTTTTCACGCTGTCAAATCCTGTGATAAATTGTGTTGGATCCACTGTGTTGATAGTGAATTGACTGTTGCTGATTAAAAATACTGTGACATCATCTATGATGCCTTCTATAATGGGTTGATTGGCATTTAGTGTGTCTTTGACTGTGCGGCTTTTCAATTGAGTGGTTGTGGCTCCTGTTCCCTGTGGTCCTACCAATGTGAATGAAGCACCATTGAAAGCATACAATTGTTCATTGGCTGTGTCCCACCAAAAATCACCAGTGGTTAAACCTGCTGGTTGGGAGGTGCCTACTTCTGCTCCACCTGTGGTTCTAAATTTTACACCATCATAAAATTTTAATTTGTTTTGTGCTGTGTCAAACCATATCTGTCCACTTAATGGTCTGCTGGGTGAATTGTTGCTGGCAAAGTTCTCTAATAAATGTAAAAAGTTTTCGTTTTGAATTTCACCATAGCCTGCATAGTTTCTGCCCACCAATTTAAGATTAGTGGTTTGGTCAATTGTACCATCTTGTATGGTGGTCAGCAATGTTCCGTTTGTTTTATCTATTTGATATGGCATACTTTTTTTCCTTTTACAAGTTTATTTATCTTACACAGTGGATGTTAAATCACTGTGGAATGTCCAAGCACCCCCTGAAACTATGAATTGTTTTAATCCTCTGCTGACCACAGCATTTACAGTGCCAGTAACAGTGCTGAAAGCCACATCCTGCAGCACAGTTTTGTTGGAATTACCCAACTGAGGTGTTCTAGAAACAGTGGCACTTGATGTGTTGTATAGCGCACCACTCACTGCATTAATTGTGGGTATGGTGGCAGAAACGTTGATGTCAAATTGTGTGCTGGGCACAGCATTTTCTATCACTTTGGCCACAGTGTAGGTGCCATCGAATCCTGTGGCAGCAAACACTCCTGATCCATTACAACCTGCAATGGTCACTGTGTTGCCCACTTCATAAAAATGTCCTGACGGAGTGGTAATTCTAATATGTCCTGAATCCAACAGTGCTGCACCACTGAGATAGGTCTGAATGGTTTGCACTGTGTTGGGAGCAGCATTTAAAGTTTGATCCACTGCTGTGAATGATTCATCCAATGCAGTGTTTAAATTTGCTCCAGGAATATTCACAGCTAAAGAACCTGACTGCACTGTGTGTACTCTGGCTATTCTACCTGTGGCACTTGAGGGTATTCCCAATCCTGCTGCTGAATATCCTGCCACTGGATACAAATCATTTAATAATCTTATGATGCTGCCATTTACTCCGCCTGCCAATGCAGAAAATCCTGTGATGTCTGCCACTAAACTGATGGGCAAGTATCCATCCACATAATCTTTTCTTACAGCATCTGAAGCTGCGCTGGGCAAACCAATTCCTGTGATCCGAGCAGAGCCTTGCACGCTGATAATGTTTGTGCTGGCTTGCAGTTGTAAATTTCCTGTGGCACTCAGTGTGATGCCTGACAGTGATAAATTGCCCACATTCAAACTGGTCAAAGTGCCTATGCTGGTCAAGCCAGGTGCACTGATCACTGTGGCACCCAATGCTGTGTTGCTTAATACTGTGACTCCGTTTATTTTGTATTCTTTGCCAGTGGCCAAATTAAAATGTTCTGAACTTTTTAAAGAAGATGTGGAATTTTGCCACAATAATGTTTTGTTTGTGGCTGTCGATTTGATCACAATGCCGCCTCCATCTATGTAGGCATCGTCGCCCAAAGCTGTGCCGGTGATTGTGGCCAGTTCTATGGTTTTGTCTTCCACTCTTAAATCTTCTGCTGTGACTGCTGTGCTGGTGCCGCTGGTGATTAAATTGCCTTGTATTCGCACATCTCCTACGATATCCAAAGGATATGCTGGAGCTGTATTGAATATGCCCACTCTTGCTGTGTTGGCTTTTACAAATATTGCTGTGTACTCTGCAGGATTTTTGGCAGTGATGGCAAAGTCAGCATTGCTGACATTGTTGGCAATGATACTGGTGTTGGGCAATGATGCACTGGAAAATTTCAACGTCAATTGGTTGGCCAATCCCACAGTCAATCCTAAATTGTTCTGCACAGTGAGAGTGCCTGTGGTCACATCGTTGGCGTCACTGCGCAACAATGAATCAGCCAATATGGTATTGCCTACTCCATCTATTAGTCCTTCTGCCAATGTGGCTACACCTCTGTATTTGTATGTGTTACTGGTGAGATTAAATCCTGGAAAAATTATGCCTGTAGGATTGGATCCTGTGATTAGTTCTGCAATCACCTGCGAAGCAATAGGAGTAAATTGTGCTGCACTCCAAACACCTACTAGAGTGTTTTGTACAAAAAATTTTAAAACTGTTTTGGTTTGATTTTGTGTGTTTAATATGCTTTGCGCCACAAATCCTGACACTCCTTGTGCAGCAGTGTGAGTTGGGCCAACCAAAACTAAATCAGTGCCATCAAAGAAACTCATCTGATTGGTTAAACTGTTCAGCCATATGTCACCTGTGGTCAATTGAGGTTGAGTGCTGGACACTATAATGCCGTTGGTGGCAAACGCTGTGCCATTGTAAACTTTTAATCTATTTTCTGATGTGTCATACCACAATTGGCCTCTCAACGGATTGGCTGGTGCAGATGAACTGGCAAAATTTTCCAGCAGTTTTACAAAATTTTCGTTGATTAGTTCACCAAACCCTTTGTAATTTCTACCGATCAGTGTGATGTCAGATGCTGATGTGTTTATACTGCCATCCAGCAAATCCACCAACAACGTTCCATCAGTTTTATTAATTTTATAAGCCATTATGGTGTTTGTCCTGAGTAAATTATATAATTGATAGTTAAAAATGGATTCATCACGTCCTGTGCTTGACCCAATGTTGCATTGTTTACTCCACCACTGCTGGCTATAGCAGAACCTTGTCCAGATCCTGTGGGTGCATCATATGTAATTGCTGTGACTTCTCCTGCGCCTATGCCTGGCACGTCTCTGATAGCATAATATTGAGCACCCGCCGCTCCTTGTAGATCATGTTCGTGTTCAGGTAAATTTTGTATTGGTATCACTTTGCTTTCTGTGCCACCAAATCCGCCCAATGAATCTGCTGCTGTAGCTGTGACTCTGTTGGCTCCTGTGCCTCCCATGTTGTCACGTCCCAGAGGCATTCTGCCTCTGAAGTCTGGAATTAAAAAATGTGAACCTGTACCGCTGGGTGGTGCACCAAAACTGTGACCAATCACAGCAAACAATTCAGGAAACACACTTCTTAACACTTCTCTGCCGTCACAGAGTAACCAATATGGAGGTTCTATGTTGCCAGCATATGGAAAAATACTGCCTGCTGGAATTTGTGCTATGGCATTAAACAAATTGCCTCTGTTGATTTTAAAAACACCTGTGGTGCCAGACACTCTGTTGAATATAAATTCATCGCTGGGCAATGAAGATGCTTGTCCAGTTTTGTTGGCTATAAAACTGTTGCTGACTGCAGTCACAAAAGTCTTTGTTGTGCCACCTGTTTGTCCATCAAAAGTAAAACTTGCAGCACTGACGTCACCGCTCATAGCAAATGTAGTCAAACTGGTCAATTTGTTGCTGGTACCTGAAGCACCACTCACAGTGCCCGTGATGTTGCCAGTTAAATTACCAACAAAATTATTGGCATACACATTTAAATATCTGTTGTTGACTGCGCCAATATTGTATGTGTTGTTGGCATTGGGAGCAATGTCTCTGCTGGTGATATTGTCTTGAAATATGGCCGCTTCACCCACATATAATTTTTTTGCTATGCCAACTCCACCTTTAACTATTAATGCTCCAGAAGTAACACTGTTAGCATTGGTCACAGCATCCACAAACAATGCACCACTTGATTTAATATTACCAGTGACATCCAAAGCTTCTGACGGAGCCAAAGTATTGATACCTACTTTTGCGTCTGAATCTATTCTCATCACTGTACGAGTAACACCTTGATCATTCACTCTAAAATCTATGTTAGCACCTGAAGTCTTATGGCTGATGATTGCTGCTTGGCCTTCTATACCAATGTTTAGTGTGGCACTGTTGCCCACGTCCAATCCATCATTGCTGTTGATTTTTAATGAAAAGTCAGCTATGTTGGCTTTGTCTTTTCTTAAAAATAAATTTCCTGCAACAATTTCGTTATTTGCAGCAATCAAAGCATTGGCTTTTTCAGCGGTGCCATAAAATTGTCCCACACCTGCACCTTCAATATTTGCTGCACTGAGATTGAATCCTGGTTGAATGGTGCTGAAACCTGTGATTGCAGCTTTGGGAGTGAATGCTTTGGTGCTGATGATGGCCACTGGTTTGGCTTGTACTTCCAACACCACAACTGTGTAAGTGAGGTTGTCTGTGCCAATTATTTCTAATGGCTTACTGCCTGTGCTAAGTCCTTGACTGAATTCTGGTCCCACTAATACCCAGCCTGATCCTGTGAAAAGATACAATTGTTGATTGTCTGTGTCCACCCAAAGGTCGCCCACCACACTCTCGCCTGCCAGTGGTTGAGTTAATGCTTTTTTTAAACCACCTGAGGCCACCCATTGTGTGCCGTCATAAATTTTTAATTGATCCACACCCACTGTGGTATCATACCACAATTGTCCTTCTACTGGATTTGCTGGTGAAGTGTTTTTTGCAAAGTTTTCTAATAAGTGTAAAAAATTTTCTGCTATAATGGTACCGTATGAAGTGGTGTTGCGTCCTGGCAATGCCAAACTGGTTTGCTGATTGACTGTACCATCGTCCACAGTAAGACTGCCTTTGTTGACCACATCTGTAAAGTTTACTGTGTATGCCATATTTTATGTATGTTATAATCCTGAAAGACTTTGTATTCGCACTGTGTAATCTATCTGTATTAATCTGTTTAAACTTTTTTGCACTGGATGGAAAATTACGTGTGTCAACAATCTTCCGGTGCCTGAACTGGAATAACTTTGTAAACCTAATTCATCAAACACATAAAGATTTTCTGTGCCTGTGGCTGCGTCCACTGCGTCTTGTCCACTGGGTTCACCATAGTCTAGCAAACAAGTCACCAGGATGTCAGTGTAATTGGTACCACTCACGTGTCTAGTTTCAATTTTATTTCTCACTGGATCTGTGTTGCTAACTGATCTGTCATCAACCACTTTGCTGAATGTTTGATTATAAAGTGTGGCATTGGTGCCTGTGGAATTAGGAGTTAGATAGGTCACTATGCCTGTGGGATCAATGTAGGTACCACCTGTGCCGAACACCATGGAATTTATAAAACCTTGACCTTCGTTGGCCAAACTTTCTGCCAATCCAATGCTCATGTTTTCATAATGAATAGCATTGCGTTTGTTCACCAGTATTTCACCAGTGGTTGGGTCTATTATCTTGATGTGTCCCTGTATCAGCGTGCCGTTGTGTTCATTAAAATTGTTCATTCGATCATCCTTTTATCATGTATTTATTGCGGCAAACTCACTTCTTTTGCACGCAAGAATCTTGCTATATCATTCTCTGTTTGACTCAATGCTGTGTATGCATTCCACACTCTGCCTAGTCTACGCACCACTGTAATACGGGTATTTATAGGGGGAGCAACAGTTAGTGCTAAGGTAGTGGAACTGCCAGTCACACTGAATTCTGCTGGTAAAATTACATCTGCCTCTGGACTGTCCATGCCCAAAGTGGCATTATATTGCCTTATACTGTTTTTTCTCAAT